CGGCCGCGGCGGCTTTTTTGGTGCCCGGTGACAAGCCACAACCCTATAGAGAGAATATCTCGATCCTCTTTATCTAAAAACACCTTACGCTCGACTCCATCAGAAGGTGTTGTCTTAAGCGCAATTGCGCCGTCTTCAATCTCAAACGGATTTGCTGCGGTATAATCAGCAGTCTTGGTTTTGCCGTAAAGCGCGGCGGTGCGGGTCTGTAGCGCACAAGTCGGGCATCCGCTGCCATTTTTTTCAATGTGCTTTCTAGCGGTTTGCGTAAAATCGCCGTGCTTTGGGCATCCTATAACAATCTTAGCATCACGATAGTACTTTGGAGCCTTTCGAAAAGCCTCGACGGTACCTCCTCCCCGTCGACCAACTTTTACCTTCATCGGCTCTCTTTGAGGAAATTCAACTTTCGAGTAGTTATATTTAAATTCATGAATTCCATTTGCCCTTTTAATGAACTGGTGCTTATTCTTAATATGTTCGAACTTCTTTTTTTTCTCTCTCATGACTTTCCTCTTATAAGCCGCTTGCTCTAACCAACTGAGCTACGGGAGTATTGTTTTATCTCGTGCGAACCCACCGGCAATGAGTTCTTTTTGATACTTTTGCCGGCAAAGGGTTTTTTTCCACGGTGCAAATTTCTTCCCAAGTTTCAACTACTTGTTGGGGCCTTATACCTGTTGCGGGATACGGAATATGACATCCCGCACAAAAAGCCATCCCAACCAATAATGCAATAAATTTCTTCATTTAATTTTCTCCTTTATCCAGTACGCCCGCCTGGACTTGAACCAGGGCCATCCACCTTATAAGAGTGGCACTCTAACCTACTGAGTTACGGGCGCGTAAATCTTATAATGCTGAGTATATACTATCATGCTTGTTTTTGTGTGTCAACCTTTTTATCGTTGATTTTTATTGATAACTTTTTCTAGGATGATTTTGTCTGTGAAGCCACCGCGTTTTTTGCGTTTATTCCTCGCTGTGTCTTTAACAAGTTCCATGGTCATGTCGTGTAAAAAACAAATCGCGCTTAAAACTTCGTACATGTCTGCTGCTTCTTCATAACATGGGTTCTCGAAAAACTCATCTAATTCTTCGTGCATCTTTTCATATAAATATTTTTTGTATTCGTGCGTAGAGGCAACATAATACTCACACGATTTCCCACTTTCTTTGATAATCTGAGGGATGAAATCTCTAACTAACTTCACAGGCGGTACCTTTATAATAAATAAGTAATTTTAATTCTTTCGGGCATTAGATAATATCATCTACTAGTCCATATTTTAAACATGTTTTTGCGTCAAACCATAAGTCATGTTTTAAAATTTGATTTAATTTTGTTTTAGGTATTTTTGTGTGTTCTTGATATAAATCTTTAATTGTTTTCATCAGCAAATTACTATTTTTCATATCATCTTTTAATTCTTCATACTTTCCCCACATTCCAGAAGAAAGTTGATGTATCAACATAAATGAATGCTCGTGTATCAGCCTATGGCTAGCAACCATACTCATCATTGTGGCGGCGCTAGCTGCACATCCATCGACAACAGAAGTTATTGGTACTTCAGATTTTTTAATATGGTCAACAGCAGCTAGGCCAGCAAAAATACTTCCACCATAGCTATTAATATGTATATATATGTGTGCTGACTCAGGAAGGTTCAACACTTTACAAGTTTGTAAAATATCCAAATTAAGATTTCGAATTTCTTTGTTTAATTGTAAAATTTTAGCTCTGTTCACTTCTGAATAAAAATAAATTCTATTATCCGAACGCTCTATTTTATCATCAGAATCTCCAGAATCTGAAATTATAAGAATATTGCTTTTCTCGGTGCTTTCTGTGTTTCTTTTTCTTTCGTTTCCTAACCAATATAAATCTTTCACGTAGTCTCCATTAAAGTTAAAATTTGGCGCCCTCGGCAGGACTCGAACCTGCGACCATTGGTTTAGAAGACCAATGCTCTTCCATCTGAGCTACGAGGGCATTAATAACAATATTCATCTACCAACTCCCAACTGCAATATACGGCCAATCCGGCTTGCGTTTCATGAACACACCATGTTTCTTCACATGTTGTGTAATAATAAGGATAATCAATTACCCATGTGCAACAACCATTCCAACATGTCCATACATCTTCATAATAATATGGCGTATCATCATAAGTGCAGGTTTGGGGAGCGTCGACGTGAGGGCCAACTGTGACTGAACCTGTTGGTGTGTAAACCTCACATCCTATGCATAATATTGTAAATAATAATATTAAAATCTTTTTCATTTTTTTCCTTTTAGTATAATTCTTTTAAATGCAACAAACAAGTCTAGCCAACTTGTTTTTGATATGCCATCTTCTAACATCATGCCATCTGTATTAGTTTTGTCGAATGTTAATTCAGTGTTTTCAACAATATTTTTAATTTCTTTTTTTGTTTGTATTGACATACTTGGGCTATACAGTTGCATTAATTTATAATTTTCTTTGACTATGTTTTTGTTCTCCAAAATGTTTTGATAAGCTTTCAAATTCGATTCGACAAGCCTGCAATGTTCACAAACTTCTGTGATGGAATACGCCTTCTCTTCGGCTAAAAATGGCAATCTTTTAGCCACTGTTGGTAATCCAATGCCAGGAACTCCATCTAGATTATCACTTTGGTCTCCGACAATTGCTCTTGCTAGAGCAAAATTTGTAGGGTGAATCCCAAACTTTTCTATGATATTGTTTTTGTTTAAAACCTCGCCTTGTGTTGGTCTGTAAACTACAGTTTCCTCATCTAATAATTGAAAAAAATCTTTGTCACTAGAAACAATGACTTTCTGCCACCCCTTAAAATCAGACATTTGACAGGCGAAAGAAATTACGTCATCAGCTTCAACAAGCTCAAACATTAATTGAGTAACTGGAAAATTATTTAGGTAATCAATTAATCTAATTTGTTGCCAAATTTTATTTTGCAACTCTTGTTCTTCCGTTAAGTGTTTGATATCGCGATTTAGGCGCAATGGCTTTCTGCCGCTTTTATAGTTTTTATTTACGGCCTTGCGCCGTTGGCTTCCACCTTTTCCATCCCAGCATATAATAACTTTATCTGGTTTTATTTCGCGGCAAAGCTTCTGCAAAATCTTAAGAAATCCAGCTGTTCCACCAACAGGATCGCCATTCGGCGTTATTGTTGGGTTTACTATATAAGCTCTCAAAAATTGATTGAGTGCATCTATTATCATAACTCTTTTCATTATTTCTTATTTCTCCGCCTTCTTCGTTTCTTGCGTTTCATTGAACCGAGTTTTCTTCTTCGCCTAAATTTTCTATGTGGCATTTTATAGCTCATGTTTTCTCCTTTTTATAAAAGTAGCTGAAAAGGGATTCGAACCCTTACACCCGTACGGATAACGGATTTTAAGTCCGTTGCGTCTCCCAATTCCGCCATCCAGCCAAAATCACTTAACTAGAATAACATAAATTTGTTTGTATGTAAAGAAAATTATGTAGCGTGGACTACACCATAATTGTCAGACATCTGATCCCAATCTTCGTATAGTTCATCAGGTGGTACGTCGATATCCACTTCTGTAAGTTCAAATTCTGCATTTGGAGCGCCTCCATATTTAAAATATGCGCGGCCTCCGTCAACAAAAGTTTGCCCACAAGAGCAATATCTAAAATCATGTGGTGCTCTTGAATATACTTTATCGTCACAACTTAGACAATGGACTGCCTTAAGCTTCATTTGTTTTCTCCTTTTATTTTGATTAATTGAATTGATTTATTCATGAAGGGGGTTTATTTTCTTCTTTTTTGGGGTTTGTGTGGGTGCTGCTGTACTTTTTTCTTTTTGACATGCTCTGGTAGAATTCCTTTAATGATCACATCTCCGAATTGCATATCATATTCACCGATATTTCCACTTTCATCCAGCGAGTGCCATAAAACCTTACCTACTGATTCTTTTAGTTGATATCGTTTAACCAAGGCTGAACTCAGCTTTCCTTCTGTCATTCACTTGTGTTCGAGGTCTTCAAGCTCGTCTTCAAGCTTGGCTTTCTTCTTTTTGTCTTTATCATCTAGCTTTTCCTGTAGTACGTAAGCATCTACTTCTTCCTGAATAATTTGTTTAAGTCTTTCAATAGAAATTTTCATGCAGGCTCTCCTCTTTTAACGCTTGTTTATAAATAGTTATCAAACTTCAATCATTCCTAGTTTTGTGAAAAATTTACTTCACTTGGCGCATCCTCGTTATTTTGTTTCGGATCCCAAATTAACTCAGGCACATAATATGTGCCGTTTTCAAATTGTTTCACCATTTTCATAGTCGGTAATTTTCTAACAATTTTCCATAGACCATCTCTTAATTGTTTGGCGCCGTGGAAAGTTTTTTTAGTTTTCCCATCAATAATAAATTTGTCACCAATTATATAATTGATAATCTGACCTTTGTTTTCAGGGAAATCTTTTGGATATACTTTATCTACCCAAAGCAAATCGACAAATATTTCATATTTTTCAATAGCCAATTTTATGCCCTCGTAAAGTACGCGCTCAATTGTTTTTTCGTCTTCTTGGTTTCCTAATAAAAGNANATCAATGTCTTGAGTGCGCGCACCATATTTAAGGTGGCTTAAAAATCTTCCATGTAAATATATTTGAAAGNTTTGAACATCTTTTAATTTAAAAAAATCTTCTTTCCAANCATTAAAAAGNTCTTCTGTTGGCCACTTAAACCCTTTTATATNAGCCTTAATGTTTCCNTACTCGACAAGCATTTATTTTTTATTCTTCTTCGTCATAGAAATCTTTAGCTTCTCCTGTTCGATCATCAAACTTTCTAATAATTTCTTCATCCATGATTTCTAATACACGAGTTTTAAACTTTTCACTTTGAAGTTTGCCCGTCCATCCAGAGCCTTGAAACTTTTCACAAGTACCATCTTCATAACAAAGTTCGTACCATGCTCCAGATTGTTTTAAAGAACTCGATCCTTTAATTGCATCAAGCCAGCTTTCTTCATCTTGTACACCAACTTCATCTCCCCACAGAATCTTGAAATTGCATTGTCGACCTTGTGTCCCAAAGCGAGATTTTTCAAGTTTAACCTTCACCTCTGAACCGATCCTGAACCCTTTGTCATCTAAAACAAAAGAAGCTTTTGCTTTGCGTCCTGTGAGCCACACACGCAACGAATAAGCATAAATCATAGCTTTACCGCCAGGAGTCATATAGGGCGTTGTAAGGGCCTCTGAGGGGCTCCTAGTGATGTTTGTTTTAAGCTGGTTTAATACCAAGAATGTTGATTGACTGTTTGCAATTGGAACTGTAAGTTTTGACATTCCCTTTGCAAGGATTCTCGCCTTAACCGCCATTGAAGAAAGAGGATTAAAGTCCCCTTCAATATCTGAAACTGCTGGTGTTAACGCTAGAGAGTCCCAAATAAAGAGCATGCGATTCTCGTTTGTGCCTAATAGTTCTTCAATCGTTTCTAGCACGAATTCAACAGATGCAGCCTGTACATAAAGCACACTGTCGACATCGCATCCAGCTTTTTCAAGAAAAGTTGGATCAATTGCTGATTCAGAATCAAAGTAAATTACATCAAGGCCCATTTTCTGCGCGTTTGCTGCAACTTGAGCAGCCATATATGATTTACCAGTAGATTCTAGCCCAGCGATTTCTACAATTTTTCCAACAGGAATACCTGCGAGCTTACCCCGACAAACAATTGAATCAAGCCAGCGAGATCCAGTTGGGATCCACTCTTTGACGAGAGTTGGGCTGTCTTCTTTAAGATTGTGTGCCACATTCATGCCAGCTTTTTTATTGATGATGCTCCGCATATCAGCAATTGAAATTTTGCCGGTTCTTTTTGTTTTAGTCTTTGCCATTGTGTTCCTTTTCGATTAAAAAAGCGGGAGAGAGATTAATCTCTCTCCCGCTTAAAACAAAATAAACTATCCTAGCAGATCAGCAAAAGCTTTATCAACGGTATTTCCCGTATCCTTGCTTTTATTGTCACTATACTTGGTAGTTTCTGACGACACTTCTTCTGGATTGCTGTCTCCTAGAAGAAATTCATCCAGCATCGCTTGAACTTCTTCGAATGTCTTGCGACTTCCAGCAAAAAGTTCTTCAAAATCTGGAATACCTTCCAAAAGTTCGCGACACTTTTCAGGGTCATCTGGACAAAGCGGGGAACTTCGTCGCCGGGGAGTGATATTTGTTACTGGAAACGAAGCTCCAGCAGGCTTTCCATATGTGATTGTCAAATCAGTGCCAGTTTCAGGATCGGTAACGTCGCCATATTCTGGGTTTAATACCAGATTCAAAAGCGTTTCATATACTTGTTTTCCAAATCCCCAAACGCGTACGCCTTGGTCTTCTTCTCCTCGTACAAGCACTGGGGCGAAAAATCGTTGTCGGGCTGACAACTTTTTAGCCATTCGCTTGCTGTCTTCGGTGCCTTCCTGCCAAAGGTTTCGAACAAAAGAGTCCAAAGGACAATCATCTCCAAAATTTCTTTTAGGGCTCAAAAAGCCAGGGTTATCTCCTACATTGTAGTGAAACCAGTAATCCTTAAAAGGGTCTCCATCTGCTGTTGGAACAATCCGAATGGTTTGTTCTCCATCTTGAGGGCGCCAAAAACCGCTGGCTCCATTTTTATTTTTGAGCGTGTTTAATCGGTCACGCATCCTTTTCATATCAATTTCCATAATTAAATATTTTCTCCTTGTTTTAAAGCCAACATGATAACTCTCTCATGTTGCTGTCTTTATAATACTTCATTTTTACAGGTATGTCAAGCATTATTTTCATTTTTTTGAATAAGAGTGCTATTTGATACACAATACACATATGGGGTTTCATAGTCTGTAGAATATACCGCATAACCATTCCTCATTTTATCATGCTCAATACCATTTTTAACTTGTTTTTTAATTTTTTTAATAAGTGTTCCATCTGAATTTAAAACTTTTTCTGGAATGGCATAATAATACCTCTTTTCTCTTGGGATGTCAAGAGAAAAAAACATATTTTCTTCTTCTGTTTCGTAATCCATTAGACCAAAAGTTGATATTCGGGCTGTAAATGTGGGTTCAAATAAAGTACTTATTACCGCTTTTGAGTTTTCGAAAACGTTTATCATATGAATAGTAGAACAAATCATTTTGTTTATTTGATTAAAGTATTCTCGCACTGGAGTTTCTCCAACTATTTCAGATACTTTTACATTATCAACAATGTAAGCCCTTTCAAGTAAACCAGAACGAGCATATTCTTGGAGGACATTAAAAATTAAATTTTCTTGAAGAGCTTTTTCTTTTGATAAATCATTAAGATCTGGTTTAATATAAAGAGCGCTTACTTTGCAATTGTCCTTTATTTGTTCTAGGAGGCGCAAAGAGGCGCCTGAAATGAGACCACAACTTGTTATAAACAAGGTCTGACCCTTTACCTCTTTCAAAAATGTTGACTTCAAATTTGGAAAATTGTTCTCATAATCTTCTGGACTATTTTGATATTTTAGCGTATAAGAATCAATGGACTTCTTAAGCCCGACATCTATCTTAAAAACTTTATATTGCGAGTACTCTTTAAAATATTCAGCAATACTACAGCCTGCTTGTCCTAAACCAATTATATTCATTTTAAGTACTTAACTTTTTCATTTCCCCATAATCTTTGCCTACGAGCACATTAACCATAAAATTGCCTAAACTAGTATCTGAAAACGTCTTTTTTAATTTTATCAAAATATCACTATCTTTTTCAGAATAATCTATAATAAGTGAATCATGCATGCAAAAAGCTATTCTAGATTCTCTTCCCTCAAGCATCTCCCAAATTTTAATCATCTGCTTAAAAAACAAATCCGCAGCAGTTGATTGTATTATATAATTTAATGCATGGTGCTCATCAGCTTCAATTGTCCTACCAAAAAATGTTGTCACTTGGTTCCCATTGTAGTGCTTTTTAACTACAGAATCTCGCTCATAAGCTCCATTTGAAAGATAGTCTTTTGATTCTGGGTTGTAAAGCCATGCAAAGATTCTTTTTTTGGCTTCTTCGCGTGTAGTTGATCCTCGATATATATTTTTTGCATTCCATTTATGCATGTCCTCTTGTGGTTGTTCTTTCTCTAGAAGGCTCAATAGTACTCGTAACTCAGCAGCATTAAAATCAAACTCTATAAACCAGTCATTATTTGGCTTCAAAATCTTTCTATAGTTCTTATCCATGGTTAAAATAGGGAATGAGCCCGAATTGGTAGCTAGCCTTCCTGTTTTTGTTTTAAAAGAATTATAATTAATATATTGTAAATTATTTTTAGCGTTTGCTACAAAATTTCTAACTTTAAATTCATGTAGCCGGTTGTTTAACATAGAATAATCAAGATTAAGTTTTGTATTTTTAACTTCTGTTAGCACTTTAACAAGTTGTAGCATAAAATCATAATTCTTAGGCTTTTCATAATTTGAAAAAACAAAATTACATATTTTGTTTTTAATTTGAGCTAGGTCCTCTAGAAAGAACCTGGGTAGCATATCATAAAAACAGTGCTCGCTCAAATCTAATTGTACCTCTTGGCATGTTTTTTGAAAAGCAATCAGTCTATTTTTAACTTTCTCCCATTCGCTTTGAAGGTGCGGCGGACATACTTCATCTAATGTTTTTCCTCCACAAAAAATTTGTGCATAGGCAATATTATCTTTATCTCTTAAAAATTCTGAATATGACCATGTCTTGCTTAAACCTTTGGGAGGTTTATTAAAATATAATTTATTTTTTGTGTACACAGCTTTGCAGTTCTCTTTGTCATCAAATGTTTGAAAAAGCATTATTTACAATATAACATATTTTACAGAAAAGTCAAACTATTTTTTATAATAAGAGAATATCTCACTTTCTTGGGCTCCTAATAACATTTGACCAATCGCCAATTCTTTATTTTCTCCTTTGTCTCCATATATTTGTTCTAGCCCTTTCATCTTTTTTCTCACAATTTTATTAATATATTTAAGAGAAAGAAAAATATCTTGATTTAGTTTGTGGGCGTGTGGAGGGGCGCCTTCTTTGCAGATAGGATAACAATTACTTTGTGCTGGCTGGATAACCCAATTTATTACTGGATGTTTGTGTTTGATATTTGGATTTTGCGGGTGTGTGGTTTCCAGTGCCCATCCATTTCCATTGATATCTATTTGATATTGATGTGTGTGGCTGGCATCTTTTGAAGTTGTCCCAGATAGATTAGCCTTGTCATGAGAGTTTAAAGTTGATAAATCTATTATTTTTTTTATATGTTTATTATACGACATTGGTTTAAAACTTATATTATTCTCCGCTAACTTAATATCAAAATATGTTTTAAGCCAATAGTAATCAGTATAAAGTACATTGTATTGTTCTTCGTTTATCAATTCAAGCTCAATTTCTTTAGTAGTCATTTTTGTCTGCAAATCCGAACCAGCCGAACATAAAACTCTTTTTTTCACTATTGGATTTTGAACATAATAGCTCACAAAAAATTTATAAAAAGTTTTTTTAATATCTTCTACTTCGTCTGTGTAAGGAACATCATAATAAGCTTCAAAAAATTTCTCAAATTTAAAAACTCGCGATGTGCAAGTTTTATTTAAAAACTCTCCAGCGCACATCTGAATTCCGTCAACATCTTTCGAAGGATTTTTGGCGTTATATAAATCTTTGAAAACCCAAAAGTCTTTTGTTTTTTCTGAGACTGAATTTATAACATCTTGTAATTGTTTTTGTGTTTGATCATCAAATTCTTTGAGTGCTTCATTGCTCCAAGAATACTTTGAAAAATCTTTTTTAAACCAAGGGCCGCCGATATAATCCGCCCATGTTTCTCCCGGAGTGGGCGATGGTTGTGGACCCGGTTGTGGCTCCGGGCCATGTGTAAACAAGTCATTCAGTGTAGGAAACTCTGGGAGTGTCAGTTGCAGTTCGGCGCGCCTTGCTTCTAAAACTGCTTCTCGCCCTTCGAGGATTGCCTTTCTTTCGTAAGCAAGGCGCATATATTCTCTCATTTTTAATGATCGTACATCAGCAACTAAGCGCCATGGTACATTTCTATCTACCATGAACCCATATCTTCTTGCCGCAATCCTATAAATATCAAAATTTGGATCTTTAAGAAAAGTATGTTTTTTATTATCATCATCATATAACGCATCATCAATTTCCAAACACAAGCCAGTTGACATTGGTGCCATATAAAAAGAATTAATAATGCCGCCTTTTGTGAAGGGCATGGTTTTTGTGTGACTTTTAAGGTACAAAAGAAAAAAATTAGTGAAATCAGAAGCATTATGTAGAAGCTCTTTATAAGGAAAATTATTATTGATTGTGGAAGGCTTTGATAAGAATTCAGAAACAAAAAGATAATAATGTACTTCCTTTTGTAGTTTATTCATGACTTCAAAGTCAACAAATCCTTTTTTTGCTTCAAATTTAGCTATGGGTCCTCCTGGTGCTAGCCAGGACGTTTTTACTAATGATTCTATGTTTGTTTTTAAATCATTAAATGCCTCCACAACAAAATCAAAAGCTCTTACTCCAGATGTTCCAACGCTAACTTCTACTATTCTTTCATATTGTGTTTCTCCATCAATTAATTTATATTTAGGAATTATATAATCTCCATCTAAATTAACTTTACCATAAAGAGGATTTTCATTAATAAAATCAAAAGGCTTATCTAGCCAGGGCAAATCTCCGCCTGGATAAACATTGTCATAATAAAAGCTTTTTTCATTGTAAAGCTCTAAAGTGCTATGAGTAGAATTTTTTCCTTTTGGAGTTTTGGGGGAAAGGTCACTAGGCGACGACATTATACTGCTGCCCTTATGTTGGTACCGGCAGCGGTCTTTTCGTGACCTTCGGTTCGGAACCATATGGTTCGAAATTCAGTGTTAATTAGCCCTTCGCCGCCGGGGCACTCTCCAAATGTTTCCCATACAGCGTCTATCCTTGTTTCATGGACGGGACTCATGCCTGCGTTTATTAGATGATCAACGCTTACAGTTCTATAAAAACCAACTAAGCCAAGTTCTTTCCAGTCTTCGTAGTTTGGAGACCCATCTTTTGTTGGATCGACAAAAAACAACATTCCAGGTTGAAAAATATTATTTCCATACATACTACATTGGAACCTATAAACATCTCTTAAAGCTATCCCGCCTGTTCTAGTTAGCTGGCCCATGGCCCGGGCTTCTCTAACATAAGGGATGTTTTCTTTTCTGAAGGTTGCCTCTTTAACAATCGAAGGAACTTGACCAAGGTGTAGATAATATATACCTGCGCGTATATTTTCTTTTTCGTTTTCAGGTTTTAAATTTATTGGGCTAATATTATTAATATAAATAAACATATAATGAAATTGGTTTTCAATAGGAGCGTTGGGACTAACTTCTGTAAGTTTTTTTATGCTTCCATCCCCCCATGGAATGGGTTGATTCTTGTTTGAACCTTGTTCGGTAGGGGGTTGCCATACTTTTTGATTTCTAGTCACGAAATAATGTGCTCCGCCGCCGCGGGGATAATCTAATGGATCAGTGCCGCTATGTTGTGGAAAAAATGGTGGAATGTATTCGTTTGCACCGCGGTCTTGCATTTCAGTAGTAAATGTTACTGTGCCAACTTGGTGGTTACCTTCTTGAGCATCCGCTTCGCACCTAGAACCCAATGCTGGTAAAATTAAGTCTTTAATTAAATCCTTGATAAAATCATTCAACAAATATCGTTCTTTTCCGCTTGCAATAACTTTAACGGCAAAAAATCCCATTAAGGTTTTTAAAGAAACTGGTACCCAAGCTAAATTAAATACATAGCTTTGTTCATCGTGCGTGCCAGAATTATCTTGTTCTAGTAGAGGCCCAAGAAGCAATCCAATTCTTCGTTTATATAATCCATAATCCGGAAAAGATGCAATTGATATGGCAGTGTCTATTATATCTCCCAAGTTGGTAAAATAAATTACGTCACCCTCTCCATCATGAGTCGGTTCAGAAAAGGAAGGTTCACCAAGTTCCGATTGTATTTGTTGCGCTAAAGTATCCATTTGATGGGACATGCTAGTGTCCATTTTTTTCATATTTAAATTTTCAAATTTATCTACAACTTGCTTCAGTGGATCAGCTGCTCCAGGCTCTTGGCCGTCATCAGTTCTAACAATTTTGACTGTTCCAGGGCTTAGTTTAATAGCAGCGCTGTTATCCAGCTTACCTTGTCGGTGTTCGGCCATTTCGCCTTCTGATTTAACTTCTTTTTCGTCACTAGTGTTCCAGCCGATATCTTCTGTTTCAACTGGAACAGAGTAAACCCTTTCTTGTGCATACAATGCTTCAAAAAGATTTTGATATTTTTCTTGGATATATGTTCTTCGAAGTGTTTTAATGTAAGCAGTTATTTTGTTGATCAACTCTGTAAAAACCTTATCAGCATTTCCTGTAGACCCTAATGCAGTTTCTAAATTCTCAGGATCATATTTTAGGCCGCGGCGTACCGTGCGCATAAACGGTCGTACCTGTTTTTTGGGTTGGTCGCTTTGGTCAATTGCGTCTTTTTGCTCAGACGTTTTTAAATCTTTCTCGATTGGTATAAGGCCCACCATAGACGCTAAAGATTTTCGGCCGGCGCCCGGACTAGCTGGATTCCATATTAGCCATTGGAGGGCATCTTCGCTAGAGCCGGCGGCAGCATCTAAGGAATTCCTTAGACTTTGATACTGGTTGTTTAAATTTGTATTCAATTGTCCTTTAGCTCCAAATACAGCATTTAATGTCAGCTTATCTCTTTGAACTGCTTTTAAAAGTTTTCTAGCTTGATATAACTTCGTTTCCCAACTCATAAGTTCGCGGCCTTCTTTGTGTGGTAATTTAAATAAATCTAAATCAGGGCTATTGAAGCTACTTTCAATAAAAGCTTTGTATTCAAAGTCTATCAGCAATTCTGGGTCGGCGCCGCTAGATTTTGAATTATATCGTATTGTATGTGCAACAAATTGAAGTCTTAAAATCACTGCAGAATTTCTTAAGAAAGACCTAATCGCTTCTTGTTCTTCTTCATTAAATTTTAACCGACCTGTATTTTCGTTGTTGGCATAAGCAGCCATATCCCAGTCAATATCATCTGGGTCATAACGAACCACCATTTGTATTTCAAAATGATCTTGATTGGGCTTTGCATATACAATTGGATCCCCTTTTACTCCGCCTACAAACGATTCTGCAGTTTTGTAGCAAGAAAGACTATTTTGTATCACACCTGACTCTATTGGGACATCGGCTTGTCCTTCTTTTTGTAAATATTTTGTTGAATAAGAAATTAAATCTTGATAACTCCATGTCAATTCTTTTTCAGTTTTATTTTCGGGTCCTCCAAAAGCGGTGGTTTCGAACTTGTGCTTAAATAAATTAAAAGATGAAAAAGCCAAAGTAAAAGATACATCTTCTACAGTGTTTAGAAGGGCAATATTTTTACCAGCAAACCTAAAAGATAAATCTGTCAACATGGCGTTTCCAAGCACATTCTGCTCATGAAATAGCTCTTCTATAGTCGCCATCGGCCATTCATAAACAGATCCTCCATTTTCGTCGCCAGGTTTAATGTTTTCTCCTAAAGGCATTGGTACTTTATATGCTATGGTATTTGGAGATTTTGCTTCCGCATCAGTTTGGTTGACCGTGTCGATTTGGGGAAAGATTTTATAAAGTTCAACGACCGGTCTAAGTTGAGATAAAATGGACGAATCTAAACGAAAAAATAAATCTGCACCATCTTTTTGGCTAAACATAGAAACCATTTTTGCTGGCTCGTGGGCATCAATAACATTTATATGTTCATAAGTGTACACATTGCTGCCAACCAGCTTTCCATTGATCTGATTCAACGATGGCGTTTCGGACCATGGATTGCTGCGGCCGCCGGCGCCTTCGCGACGTCGTCTGCCAACAAAACCATCTTGGTTGTATGTTTTTAATTGTTTGAATATTTCTGCTTTCCAAAAATTTAAAAAACATTGTTCTTGAAATCGGTATCTTTGGCCCTTATCATACGCTGCTAAATTATCGCGATTTGTTGCATTTAACTCACTATGTATTTCTACGGAAGACATGTCTTAATTTTTCCTAATAATATAGTCCATAAGCTTTAAGCACCTCGGTTAAGGGTGTTGGGATATATAGTATTTCACCAACTTTGATGTGTGATTCTGTAGGTTTTTTGTTAAACCAAGCAAGTACCCACCACATTGTAGAATTTTTGTAATATCTATGTGCTAGTTTATAATATTTATCGCCATGAGTCCATGAGTGATGTATAATGTTCAGATTTTTAATCTGAGAAGGAGTTGGATGAGCCAATATTGGTGTTGTATATTGATCTATATAATCAACTCCTCTTTTTATAAAATGTTCAGAATATAATTCATTAGCATTGAAAGCAAGTATTCTTTTTTTATATCTCATCCGACGAACACCCTTTCGCCATTGACTATCGCCACGCCGTCGTCAGGATCCACATCGCCGGGCCCGCCTCCCGAATCTGACCCCCCAGGATGCAATTTTTTATCAATTTTAACACCATATGGCCAAGATGAATTGTTCCAACCAACGTCCTGATCTATGTCTTCCACAAGTCCAAATGAGTCTCTTGTTTGTATTGGTTTAAACTCTATTGAAATATCAACCAAATTTGGGAAAAGATGATTGCCTGAATGCGTAAACCATTTTCGTTCTGATTTAGGTGCCCTGCGTTTGCTAAGAATATGTACACCTTCTATAAAATTAGGAGTATAAGAAAAACTACTAATATATCCTGGTAAAAGTCCGCCATCATTTCCTTGAATAAGGTTGGCAAATTTTATTCCTATAAAAGTTGACCTTGGAGTAAAATTGCCGCTAGCTCCGCTTGGTTTTAATGTTGGGTACATGCTCTGAGCCAGCCATGAACATTTTCGCAAGTTTAATATTGCTTCTTTTTCATTTGTTGATGGAACTGTCCATTCAATTTGAATTGTCCTTTTAGGCATTGATTGATGAGCTATTGGCACAGATTGATTAGGGTATTGTTGTTCTTGCCAGCCTGGATTAAAATTATCTTTAAAAGATTTAATAAATGCTTTAAAGTCGATCCATGGATTGCTTATAGCTGGGGGTTCATATCCATGTGCCGATAAATTATATATAGTTAACATCGACCAATTGTTTTTATAAGCATATGCTGTTGCGTCAAGATTCTGTTCTTTTGGGCCAAAAAATGACATTTATCCTGCGTTCCTCTGTCGTTCAAATGTACTGCGAACGGTATCCTTGATTTTTCGTGTCAATAAAGTTCCGCCGACATTCACAGTAATACTATCAGTAACTAGTACACCTTCCATTCCACCGGTTCTACCACCTGCAGGAGGAGCTTCGGATGCTCTTGCTGCTCGCACAGCAGATCCTTGAGCATTAACTTGGGCTCCAGTTCGTGCAGCGGCAAGCGCAGGTAAGGCGGAAACCATTCTCGATTCTTTGGTTAATTGTGTTACTGCTACAACATTTTCCTTTGGTATCGCCCTCATGGTGGCGCCAAGTCTCCCCATAGCATTAGAAAATGCATTAACTTTCTTTTCATCTAAAGAGTTGATTGCTCTAGTTAACTCCGTAACCCCAACAGTAACTTGGCCAAAATTTAAATTAGGTGCTGATATTTGACTTGCCATGCCCAAAGCTCTTGTTAAGCTAACAACCCGTCGATCATTAAGTGAATTAATTCTATTTGCTAATGTGCTAATTGCTGGTGCTGCTTTTCTTGCATTTTCTCCCATCGCCCCTAAACCTTGAGCGGCAATTGAGGGCAAATGAAACGCTGCTGGTGATTTTTCTTCTCTCAGTTTGCTAGAAAAATAAAGCCAGGCGGCTCCAGTAGCCAATAATAATGGCGCCATGCCTATTAAAGAAGTTCCAAGAGTTCCTAAAGCTGTGGCTGCGCCACCAGATGCTGCAGCTAAAAGTCGTGTTTGTACTACAGCCGATGAAATAGAGTTTACAAAACCAACTATTAATCCTGCAGTAACCATCCCTCGCAAACCAAGATCTTTCATTAGACCTACCAGATCGCGAATAATACCAATAAGATCTTTAGCATAAAAACCTGCATCTTGGAAAACGCGTTTAATTTGATCAAATATATTAACAACACTGCCGCCCATTTGTATTAATCTGCCTTGCATTTCAGCTTGTCTTTCTTGTGCTTTTGTTAGCTCTTCAACTTTTGCCATGTTGCCTTGGAAGAATGCTGCAGCTATATTCATGTCTTTGAAACCTGCAGCTGCAGCTACAGCTTTTCTCTCCCATCTGCCCAAAGATTCCCAACTTCTATTTGTTGCATCTAGGCCTGCACGTAACAAATGTAATCTTTCGCTTTCGGTGGCATTCAACATTTGAACTGAATTAAAATATGCACCACCTAAAATTGCATTTAATTTTGCGACATTAGATGCTGCATCTTCAAATGTATCAAAACGTAATGCAATGCTAGTCAATGTGTTCATTTCAATGCCTGTTGTTTTAGCAATTGCTGACAGGCCTTGTAAAACTTGCGTTGCTCTTGGTACAGAGTATTGAGCCATAATATCTATTGCTTGAATAAAGTTTTGAGTCATACGAACTGGTGTTTCGCCAATGGCAACTGCTGATCGATAAAGACTATCCAACATCGATGGACCAGTAATACCAAATACTCGCATTGATTTGTCCATGATGGTGGCGGAGTCATCAAAAGATATACCAAAACGTTTTGCTGCTATAGCAGCGCGATCCATTTCTATCCTTTGAGATGGAAGCAAGCCTGAATACGCACGTGCAATGGAATATAATGCGCTTTGTGCTGCTTGCAATTCATCGTAAGATGCTGCCATGGCTTTTATTTCTCTGTCTTCGAACGCAGCGGATAAACCTGAAGCAAATTGCTTTGAAGCTCCAGTTGCACTTCTTAAACCAACGTCAGCACGATCAATTTGAGTTATCATTGTGATGGTGGTTTCTTGGACTTTCATTAAGGTTGAGCCAAGTACATTACCAAATGAAGCGACATTCGACAATGTACTAGCTAAATTAGACACCGATTCCATCAAACCATTAACCATGCCGCGCGCTCTTACTGCTGCAGCTGCAGTTTCTGCCATAGAGCCAGCTAAAGTTTGGCGCCATTTATTATCCAAGCCAAAAAGCATTGTCATAGCGCTTTGCGCTGCTTCAGAAGACTTTACTTTTGCATCAGCATACTGCATCTCTGCAGTAATATTATTTATTGATTTTTGTCGATCAACGTCTTTCAGTTCTATTTGTTGAGATTGAAGCCTTAAAATTTCTTGCCTAACAGAAACTTCTTTTCTTGTAAGTACGCCAAGCTGTGCTTGATAATTTGCCGCAGAAGTGCTAAGTTTGGCCAGTTGATCGTTGACTCTTTGCAACTCTGCTTCTGATTCTCTCAGTGCTTGTTGATTTTGATAATGCCCTGTTGTAAGCTTGGCTAATTGATCTTGAAGGCCGACTCTATACTGTTGTAAAAGTAAATTTCTTTTTTCTTCATTGTCAAGAGCCTGGCCAGAAGCTTGCGCTTCTTTAAACTTTAATTCTACAAGGCTCTGAAAGGCGGCTAGCTCTTCCCGAACTCGGTCTGTTTTCTGTGCTTGAGTTAATTGAAGTGCTTGATCTTTATTTATAATATCTTCTAAAATAGCTTGAATATTCTGCATTACCGCAGCATATTCTGCTAATTGTGTGGGATCAAAACTGTCGCCTTTGGCCATTTATTTTATATTCCTTAAATTATACGAAGGGCCACAAAAGGCCGGTTGCTCTTTCAAAATTTTCAACAGCATCACTAAGGAGATATTTTGCTTCTCTTGTGTTGTCATCATCCATGCCAAGTTGCAAATATTTGTCCATGTATTGATGTTCTGCTTTAAGACAATTAACAAGAGAAAGAATTTCTTCATCTGTTCCAGAAACAATTAATTCAAATTTTTCAGTTGGTTCTTTTTGTAACATATCTCTATGCACACCAGGCTGTTGTTTGTCTTCTGGTGTTAACTCATTTTCTTCAGCTTCTGCAACCATCTTTGTATATTCATCTGGTGATGGAATTTTGCCAAACATTCTTTTTAAAACAACTTTAAGTGTTTCTCCAAACATTGCCAAAAAACTTTCTTGTAGCTGGTTGCTCTTTAATTTATAAAAATTAATTTCTGGTGGTCTTATCATTGCATAGTTCTCCCTGTGCTAATATAAATAGTTAGATTTTTTAAAATAATAAATAGATAATTCGTGGGGGAGCTTTATTTGTTCTTTTGAGATTTTTCGTAATCTTCTCTTTCTTTTTCAAATTGTTTTATTAATCTTTTTGTGAACCAATTTCTTAACCCAATTGGTAAATTATAAGCTTCCATGAAGCCCCAGCCGCCATAATATTTTAATAAAAAGAATTGTTCATACACTGATTCCATGTATTTATCACTTAGGCCAAAAAAAGTCCGTCGTAAACGGCACCTCCATGTCCATTTCTGTGGAACAACTTTGGCATTTAAAATTTTGAGTCAACTCAATGTTTGGCACTAAGTCTATATATGTATTTCTAAGGTATCGTGAATCTTTAGCTAACATATTATCTACGAAAGAATATACTTCTCCACGGTCTGTAACGTTATTAACAGAAACAATGAAAGATTTCATTTGATCAGTGACTGAATTGTCTAATAGATTATGTTGTTTTTTCTTTTCAGAAACGGCCAAAAGTCTAGCTTCGTCTTCGCCAGTTAAAAATCGAACTTCGACTTTGACTTTGGATGTCGGCAGTTCAATTGTAAAAGCACCATTTTTAGTTGAAGTGGCTAAACTTTTTTTAAATTCTTTTGGTTTAATATCTTCCAAGTTAAATTCGTGGCTATTAAGACTAGTACAATAAGGACATTGAATTTTAGTTTCATATAGATCCCCATAAGCGGATATTCTTGCTCTTATCATTATTGCATTTTTATCGCCTACAAGAAGCTCGGCAATGTTTATTGTTTTATCAACAATGAGGTTTTCAAGTAACCTCTCAATTGCAACGCCCTTTTTTAATAAAGATCTAGATGTTAAAATGTCTTCGTCTTTTGCTGTCATTTGTCTTATTTCAAGATGTTCTTTATTGTGCAAAGGATGGTCTTCAGGGTAAAATTGACCTTTAGATGGAAGCTCCACAAAATCTGTTGGGGCTACAAAATTTAAAGCATTCGAATTGTCTCTTGTTGTTTCAATAAGAGAAGGCGCAGAATCAACTTGGGCAACAGCCCCAAAGCGTTCTTCATTATTTCTCATTTATCACCTCTATAAATATAATTTTTTTAATAATTTACACGAACTATTTTATCCATAGTGTTTAAAAAACTATTATGGTCCAAGTTGTGATTTGCTTGACGGGAAGTTGGCATTTCCTGGTACCGTCCCATTAAGCAAGGGCCAAGGATCATTCTTAGTCCAGACTTCTGCCCAGTCAAATCGAATAGTCAAATTTATGTTCATAAGATCATCACTGTCATATGATAAATCGCTAAACTTAACATCTTTAATCCATGGATGTACCAAGTCCCATACTTCAACAGAAGCTCCACTGGCGTCAAGTTGTTTAATTTTAAAATTAGCCAAAGCATTAACAGCTGAAGACTTTGACATTGTTTTCAACTTTGTGTTGACGCCAATATTAGGATCATAACCTGCCTGTTCTATTAAGTGCAAAATCGTTTTTGTCCCATCTGGGCTAAGGGGATCGACCAAAACAACATCTACTGTATTCCACTCTACTCTGCCTGGATAATAATACGTGTGGTTAAGAAATCTATGCGAAGTTTCTGATATAGAAAAGCTTGGTTTTGAAACAGATTTAATTGCATAAGGTTCAATCCGATTAATGATGGCAATCCATCTATAAGCTCGCTTAGTGTCGAATTTTTCTCTGTCATTCCAGAAACCCATTATATTAATTCTCCTCGCATAATCTTGCGTGTTCTATTAGTAAATAGTACTAATATTTTTTTTTGTTATCTTAATCTTCAAATGATGCACCAGATCTTGTAATAATAAAGTCTAAAGCAATAAATTCAATGGCTCTAGCCGGTTTCAAGAATACTTTTGCATACATAATATTTCTATCAATCAGTTCTGGGGTCGTAGTAGACTCATTTAAAACTAATTTATAGTCTGCTAATCCCAACCTAGCTTTAACGCTACCTAGCAAGGCATCTGCCTGTGCTGTAAACGAAGACCAAGTTACTTCAAGGTTTGGTTCAAACAATGTTGTCGATGCAATCCTAGAAATTTCTTTTTTCAGGAAAATTAGCAAACGTCTAACATTAATCCGGTCTAGAGCTGATGGCGTTAGTTGTAAAGTCTTTTGACCAAAGATAACGATGCCTTCAGCAGGAAATGATGCAATTGGATTAATATGGACTTCATAAAGCTTATCTCTTTGTTTTGACGTTAATTGTTGATTAACTCCAACAACTGGCACTCCTCCTGCTCCTGTGGCTGTTAGGCCACCACGAGAGAACCCAGCTGGAGCAAACCAAACATCTCTAACCTCATCGCTGTAGGCCATAGCACCTAAAGCAACTACAGATGGAGGGGCCCATAAAATACGATTATTCCGCGTATCTTTAATTTGCACCCATGGATAATATGCAGCGCCATAACTTGAATCTATTGCACGATCCTTCATTGCCCTTACCGCGATATCTACATCACCTTGATTCTCCATATCAGTATTGTTATTTTCACCGGTAGGAGTAAAATCATTTTCAATATCGATAATAGCTAAAGTATCTGCACGTGTTTCAGCTTCTCGAACCAATCTAGCAGTTAAATTTTGATTAATAATCCCTGGCATAGCCAATAAATTACATTCAACGCGCTCGGCGTCTTTAATAATTTCAATAGCTTTGGTTGCTGAAAAATATGCATAACTACCTTTTTCTGTACTAACAGAAAGGGCGCGAGTATTATTAAATGGTTCTTTTTCTTTTATGTCAAAGCCATCGAATCCACCATATAATACTGTAGTAAATTTATCGTGACCCATTGAAGAAGCCGTCAATAAGAAATTACTTCCACTTTTTGCAGTAATTGATTTTAATGTTTCTGCAGAATTATTTGGAGAATCCTTTCTGCTTCCACTTACATACTGCACGACTGTATCTGTGTCTTCTCTAAGATCATCTAAAGTGAAAAGAAATTGGCATTCAGCATTCTTAGATGTTAAATGGAAATCAATTGTATCTGCAGTAGTTTGATCGGGAAGTGTTTTAAGATAGTCGACAACTCCGGTATCATACCGAACATCATTTGCTCCTTTTCGAGACACATCAACTCCCCAATATGCTTTACTTTGATCAATAAAGCCACCATCAGTGCCTAAGTCTCTCAGAGCAAGGGCGGCAAACTCCATAGAAGCAGTTAACTTAACACCAACGGTATTATCGTAACCAGTCCATATTTCTCCAGAAGCCACGTCCGGACCACTAAGATGGACAGGAAGTGCCTCATTTGCAGAGCTTCTGCTTCCTGTAGCTTCAGAATCCATGCTGGAACCTGCTGTAATAAAAGTATATTGCAAATCAGTGGCAGGAGATGTTGACGCTGGGTTTGTTTGAGGCGCGCCGCTCGAACCGCTAGTAAATGTAAATTTTCTATATCTTGGAGGCCCATAACATCCAAAAGGAAGAAGATCTTTAGAATATACCCCTTCGTTTGTTTTTACACGAACATAACGAGATTGATTTTCATAATTTCCGCCAACTTTCAAAAGCTTTTTGGCCTTATCATAACTGGTTTGTTTATCTCCAATTTTGCGAGCAATATAATTTGGAGAAGACGCATTTAAGTTACAATTTGTATATTTTTCAAGGATCTTTTGATTTTTATCCGTGTCATCAATGGATCGAATAGTAACAGTAAATGTTGACCAAGTTTTTTCGTTTTTGGCCGGACGGATATCTTCGATTGATATTTTAAGGTTATTTTGGTTCCATTCTGAACCGGCATCTAAAGATACAAACTTAAATAACCTTTTGGTTCTTTGTTGGTCAAGAAGATCAAATCCTGCGGGATCTGCAGATGTGTCTTGAGAGACAATCCAGCCAGTTTCAGAAGGCATATGTTCTTTTGTTTGTTTAGCATACTCAGTTGAACCGGAAGCTAATTGAACCAACAAACCCCAACATGAATTAGATGTTGTGTTGTTCACTAAGAGATCCTGTACTGATCTTTCAAAAGTTTGACCCAGCCAATAGCTTGTTGTACCTTGGGAATAAATATTAGTGTTGACCAGTTGTGGGTTAGTGTTAAAAGCTTTTCGAATATGACTATCAGAATCAGGATCAAAACTAAAAGCAGTTTCCACAACAGTATTGTGGGAAGTATCTTTAATAACGGCTTTCCATGTAAGGTTGTCAGTATTTCCTATCAAAACTGAGCTTCCGGAAACAATTACAGGTGCAGGTGCGCTACCTGTTTCTGTGCCTCTAAGGGCACCTGAAAGGAACATGTACCCTTCGTTTATGTACCAAACCGCAGCAAGAGAACCCGAAGATTCGATTTGTGAGTCCTTGGTGCCACCGGTAAAGTTAGTTTTAGTTATATTGGTGGAAGTGCTCAATGTAATTGTAGTATCCCCATCAGAACCTCTAGCTTTTTGACTCAAAGTTAATATTGCTCCAGCACTATCTTGTTGGCAAATAATAGATCCATTGTGGCCATTTGCACATTCGATGGCGGCCTGTAAAGCGTCGACTATGTTGGCGGTGGATCCGCCGCGTCCGAATTTTGGCGGATCTACATTGAGGTCATTGCTGTCGGTAGCAATATATGCTTTGCTAAGGCCCTTACTATCAATAATTGTGACGGTCATATTGTCATCCAGCGTACCGGCAACTGTTATAGTGGCAGTACTGCCAGTACCCAAGGAAGCAGAGGGCATAACAAATAAGCCATAAGCTCCGCCTTGTGAACCAACTAGATTTTTGGTTCGATACCCGGCGATGCCATGCAGTCCAATTGAATCGTTACTCCAGCCATCGTGTGCATCATGGTGGGAGCCCAATAAGCGAATAAAGGTTACAGGGTTGCTATGTTTTAAATAAGCCTGGGCTGCATATGCAGCATAAGTAGGTCCATTATAGTTGCCTTTTCTCCAAACATCATCAACTTCTCCACCAGGAATCGGGTTACCAAATGTTTCTACAAATTCAGCAAACGAACTAACAGTTGTAGGTCTAAATCCTGGTCCTCTTTCTGATCGGCCAATAATAACTGGCCCCATTCTTGCTGGCAAACTTTCTAATTGTGACTGGTCAATTTCATTAATAAAAATTCCGGGCGAAACAAATCTAAATTTTTTAACTGACATCCTGTTGAGTCTCCTTTTGGCTTATGATAAAAATAAACTATTTTCTTCTATAAATAGTAATGAGAAATTGCAAAGTCCATTACTTTTATGCAAAATAAGATTTGTCATGACTTCAAACTATTATTCTATTTTATTTGGAAAATTTTCTAAACGCTCTACGGTATATTTCCGTTGCTGTTCAGTCAAGTGTTCTTGAATGTCTCCAAATATGATTTGTTCTCTGGGTATTTTTACTTCAACAGGGTTTTCAGTTATAACCATTTTTGGTGTTTCTTGATTTTCATCTTCGCCTAACAAGTAGCCTAAAATCTTTATATCTATTTTTGTTTCATATTTTCTTTCTTCTTCGCCCATGACGGCCAAATTATTACTTAAAGCAAAATTGCCCTGAATGAAGCCCTCATAAAGATGACCATCGTTTCTTACGGCAAAATAATTAATGGCGCCAGTTTTTGTCGCGAATGGTGTTACTAGTTCGTTCATTTGTTGTTGATACTCCGTGCGCAATGTTATTGTATACATCGCTTCAACGTAAACTGGCATTGGAATTGATATTGTCTGATAGACGACTTTTTTGTTATCTCTTGGAAAATTAAGTTGTTTTTCTTGTCTAAGAGAGTCTGCATTAGCAAAATTAGATGTTTTATCTTGGTTTATTCTTCGTGTTATAGATATGGAAGCGCCTCGTTTGTTTCTATCGATGTTTCCCCAAAAAACACCTTTTCTATTTGCATCTTTAACAACTGAGGTGCGTTCAATTGTGATTAAGGGAAGTATCAATGTGCCGGTACCGTCTCTTATATCTTTGTTATTTTTAATCTGATATGTTCTTTCGGCCGAGGTCCAAATAATTGGAACCTTTTTTCGGCCTTTATTTGTTGTCGTTCTTAGGTCTAAACCATCAATATGTTTAAAAAGAGATGTGTCAATTGACTCTAAAGTCGATGGGACTATAGGATATTCTTTACTTGGCATCAAAGAGCCCTCTTCTGGATTTAATGCAAGTCGCTTCTATTTCCATTTTATGGCCAGTTTGGCCGAATAATTGTCTTGGTTCATTTAAAGTGGTTATTTCATAATGCGTGTCGCCGTATAAAATAAAATCCCCTTCTCTAACAAACAAATCTTGATCTTCAGTTAGCCGCCTTTTGTGAAAATGTACGACAATGGAAGATTTCCTATCAATTCCCATGCTTGTTGTTTCAGTGGTATGACCTCTCCAAACAATCAAGGCATAAACCCTAATTGGGGCCAAAAATGTTTTTTCTATTGCCTCTCCATATAAAGAATGAAAGTTGGTGTGTTCTAAGCTTATAGGGTAATATAATACTTGTTGACCTATGACTCTTTCAATAAGCTCGTCGTTGACTTGTTTAACGAGATCTCGTTCTTTTTTGCCAACAAACATTGGGGGAGGCGGTTGATTAGGCTGTGTCCATTTATTGCTTGCCATTTTTTATTACCCCATTGCAATGGGCACAGGATAAGGAATTTTACTCTGCACTCCCATTGCCGTTTCTGTCATNCCTGCATCCTTTTCAACCAACTTAGCGTATGTAAGNTCATCTAGTGTTGTTTTTAATTCTTCTCTTAATTTTTCTTGCTCTGCTTGACCTTGGGAAATTAAATCGCCGCCGTTTAAAGTAACAGTTTCTCCAGGTATAGGAATAGAGCCAAATTTGCTTCGGACTTGTCCTAAAATTTCTTTACTTAGCGCTAAGGCAAACCTTCTAATCCATTGTTTGCCGATAGCATTAATATTGTTATATGGGAGATTTTCAAACGGCAACGTGTTCATATTATTAACGCCATCGATGCCATCATCTTTATCTGCATCGCGATCCCATACATTATCTCGTATATAAAATTCAAACCATAAATTGTCTGGTGAGCTAGTCACCGGTCTAGGAAATAACCTTAATCTGTTGTTTTTAATCTCATATGAATAATGTGAATTTCGAGTATATATCGCGTCTTCAAAGGCCATTGCTTGAAGTTTATTTTGCCATGCTGGAATGATTTCAAAAGTAGAATCATCTGCAAATTGACCATAACTAGCTAAATCCCCGACTGTGTTTAAACCGCCATAATAACCATAAAATCTCCACATAGCATGAGGCGTTTTATACCACACTCTTGTTATATAAGCTTTTTTATTGTTTATTTTATTATAATATTCTGATTCATCATTAGTTGCGTTTTCTTCGACAATTGCTTGTAGGTCATAATCTTGCACACTCGCAGATAATGCAAAAGAAGCTGAATATATTCTTGTGGTACCGCCAATACCGGCATCAGTGGCCATCCCGTCACCAATTCTTTTGCCATAAGAAAATTGCCATTTGGGGTATCTGAGGTTTACTTTGTCTATGCCGGTGGCGCCTATTCTTTCGCCATCATGATCAAATGTGCCTGTCGCTGCCCCAAGGGCGCTTCCTAAAATATTTTTAGCTTGATGGACGTTGACGATATAAGAGTACTCTAGCACAGCTTCTTCATAGGTCGTAAATACACTTCCTGTCGTTATTTCTATGTCTAATACGTCGCCACCAAGTTTTTTATAAGTATATGCAACTTGATTTGCAGCCCCTTCACAAAAATATTGAGAATACATTCCAGAAGTAGTATCAGAATAAATTTGAAAAGGAAGTT